GCATATAACGCTGGTACAACTAAGTCTGTTGGACTCGATGCAAAAGCACAGTTAGGTCAAGAAAGAAAGCGTAAAGCTGGAATTGGACAAGCTGTTACGAGACTAACGAAAGAAGAAGCTGATACTGCAATGCAGTTTTCGCATGTCAAAGTAGATAACGCAGGATTTAATATATGAATATAATTAAGCCAACGGCTAATCAAATATCATTAACAACTGCTAATACAGTTTATGGTTCTCAAATTATTTATATTGCTGCTGTGAATGCTGCAGTTATTACTATTGCTAATAGCACAGTTACTATTGGAACTTTTACACTACCAGCAAATCAATTTATTTTTGTATCAAAAAATCCAACTGATACGATTGCTGCTAACGTTGCAGTATTAGCTACTGCAGCATCGTATAGGGGTTAAAAATGAAACTTATTGCAGAACAAATCGTAGATGTAGAGTATATTTCTGAAGCTAAAGAAAATGGCGAAAAAGAACATTTTGTTAAAGGTATATTCTTACAGGCTGAACAAAAAAATCGTAATGGCAGAATCTATAGAAAACCAATTTTAGAAAAAGAATTGGAAAGATACATTAGAGAAAATGTAAAAAATAATAGAGCTTATGGTGAACTTGGTCATCCACAGGATCCATCAATTAATTTAGATCGTGTTTCACATATGATTACTGAATTAACATGGTCGGGAAATGATGTATACGGTAAGGCAAAAATAACTGAAACACCTATGGGTAATATTGTTAAAGGCCTTTTAAAATCAGGTGCAAATTTAGGTGTTTCATCAAGAGGTATGGGATCTCTGGTAGAAAAAAATGGAATAATGGAAGTACAGGATGATTTTCATCTTGCAACAGCTGCTGATATAGTTGCAGATCCATCTGCACCAAATGCATTTGTTCATGGAATTATGGAAAATGTAGATTGGATCTATAATGAACAAAATGGTGTTTGGATTCAAGAAACAGCAGAAAAAATTAAGATTCAATTGAAAAAAATGAAAATGGATGAAATAGAAGCTAATAAGTTTTCTATCTTCGAAAATTTCATAAACAACATTTCAGGTAATAAAAATATTATCTAAACATGCTAATTATATAAATAATTATTAAAAATACCAAGGAGATTCTTAAATGAGTAAAGTACTAGAAAATCAAGAAGAAGATATTGATGAAGGTTCTACAGCAGCTGACACGCTAAAACCAGCATCAATGTCTATAGCTGATCCAAAATCTCGTATTCAGATGATTGGTTCTGTTCTCGGAGCGCTTGGTCAAATGCCAAGAAAAGATTTTACCAAGTGGTATGATCAAGTAATGTCACAGTATGGACCAAATCAAGAATATGGTGTTGGTGATAATTCAGATACAAATAGAGCATCTGTAGCAATGAAATCATCACTTAGAGAAGATTTCGAAGTAATGTTTGAAGGTCAAGATCTTTCAGAAGAATTCAAAGAAAAAGCAACAACTATTTTCGAAGCAGCAATTTCATCTTCTATCTCTGTAGAAACAATTAGATTAGAAGAAGATATGGAAGAGAGACTTCTTGAAAAAGCTTCTGAAATTGAAGAAATGATGGCCGGTAAGTTAGACTCATATCTCGATTATGTCGTAGAATCATGGATGAAAGAAAATGAAGTAGCCATTGAATCTACACTACGCAATGAGATTATGGAAGAATTCATTGATAGCCTTAAGAATGTATTTGAAGAGCATTATCTTGAAGTACCTGCAGAAAAAACAGATGTACTTGAATCTCTTGCTCTTAGAGTACAAGAACTAGAAGAAAAGCTAGATGAGGCTATTACTGAAAATAGTGAACTTAAGTCTAACGTCGTAGGACATGAAATGAGTGATGTATTTGAATCATTCTGTTCAGATCTTGCTCTTACACAGGTAGAAAAGTTTCGTGCACTTTCAGAAGGCATCGATTTCGATGGTGACCTTGACACGTATTCAAAGAAACTTTCAATAATCAAAGAGAGTTTCTTTAAAACAACTGAAAAGGCGCCCACTCAAACTGTAGTAAATGAAGAATTTGAAGAATCAGAAACTTCTACAGAAGTGGTCTATACCGATCCACGTGTCAAGTCATACGTGAATGCAATATCAAGAACGATTAAAAGATAAATAATATAAATAACTTATAACCTTCGCTAAAGGAGAAAATAAATGTTAGTAGAAGAAATTCAGAGAAAATGGGCGCCAATCCTAGAGCATTCAGACCTTAGTCCAATTAGGGATGCTCATAAGCGTTCAGTTACTGCACAACTTTTAGAAAATACAGAAAAAGCTTTACGTGAGTCAGGTTCTCACAGTCAGTTTCTTCTTTCAGAGGCATCACCAATCGCTGCAAACTTTATGGGTGCATCAAGCTCAGATGCTTCAACCGGCGCAATCGATACATTCGATCCAGTATTGATCTCACTCGTTCGTCGTGCAATGCCTAACCTTATTGCTTATGACATCTGTGGCGTACAAACAATGACCGGTCCAACAGGACTTATCTTTGCAATGCGTTCACGTTATTCAACCAATTCTGGTACAGAAACATTCTACAACGAAGTTAACACTGCATTCTCTTCTGTTACTTCAGGTGCTAACACACTTGGTCAGAAGAATGTTGGTCAACTTCCAACTGTTTCTAACAATGCTGCTAACGGTGTCTATAACTTCGGTTCAGGCATGTCAACTGCACAGTCAGAAGCCCTTGGTACTGATTCCAACTCAGCATTCGCTGAAATGGCCTTCAGCATTGAGAAGGTAACTGTTACTGCTAAGTCACGTGCTCTTAAGGCAGAATATACGATGGAACTCGCACAGGATCTTAAAGCCGTTCACGGTCTAGATGCTGAAACAGAACTTTCAAATATTCTTTCTGCAGAAATTCTTTCTGAAATTAATCGTGAAGTTGTACGTACAATTAACGTAACAGCTGTTTCTGGTGCTCAGGAAGGCACAACAACTGCAGGTATCTTCGATCTTGATACCGACTCAAACGGTCGTTGGTCAGTTGAAAAGTTCAAGGGTCTTATGTTCCAGCTCGAGCGCGAAGCTAACGCCATTGCTCGTCAAACACGTCGTGGTAAGGGTAACATTGTTATCTGTTCTTCTGACGTTGCTTCAGCTCTTCAGATGGCCGGTGTTCTTGATTATACTCCAGCTCTTAACAGCAACAACCTTCAGGTAGATGACACAGGTAACACTTTCGCTGGTGTTCTTAATGGTCGCCTACGTGTTTATATCGACCCATATGCAATCGGCGGAAACTATCTTACTGTTGGTTATAAGGGTGCCTCAGCATTCGATGCTGGTCTCTTCTATTGCCCATACGTTCCTCTCCAAATGGTTCGTGCAGTTGATCAGAATAGCTTCCAACCAAAGATTGGCTTCAAGACACGTTACGGAATGGTTGCAAATCCATTCGCTGAAGGTGCTACAGCCGGTGTTGGCGCTCTTACTAAGGATTCTAACGTCTACTATCGTAGAGTTATTGTTAATAACCTTATGTAATAAAAAAATCGGATCAACCGATTACCTAAAAGGGTGCCTTCGGGCGCCCTTTTTTTTATAAATAAATAATATAAAGATTTTATCTGAGGACAGTTAAATGAAAAACTTTAAAAAATTCATCGAACAAAATATACCAACACAAACAATGTCTGGTGTTTTACCACAGTATCCTTCAACAACACGTGGTGGTGGATCTGATACACAGGCTATGTATCCTCAGGATAGAACACCTCTTCCATCTTGGAAAGGTAAACCAGGAAGACAACAAGCGCAACCAGGAAGAGTCATCGGTCCAGGTCCTACATCAAGTGTTTCTACGCAATGACTGCTTTAGAAAATACACCAACAAATCCAAATTTTCTTTCTCCACTTAATTTTAAATTTTCTATTAAGCGAGCGCCTCATATTAATTTTTTCATACAAAAAGTTAGCATACCATCAATAAATTTGCCTTCATATGAATCACCAAATCCTTTTGTAAAAATACCTGAACCTGGTGATCATTTAAATTACGGCGATTTAGAAATTACTTTTAGAGTAGATGAAGAATTAAAAAATTATTTAGAAATTCATAACTGGATAAGAGCTCTAGGTAAACCTAAAGATTTTTCAGAATATAAAACTTTATCCAGTAATAAAAGTTATACAGGAGATGGTATAAGATCAGATATATCTTTAATGATATTATCAAGTGCTAAAAATGCAAATTACGAAATAGTGTTTACAGATGCATATCCTTATGAATTAAGTAAAATGTCATTTGATACAACTGATCAAACTGTTGAATATATTGAAGCTTCAGCTACATTCAAATATATATTATTTGAAATAAAAAGCGTTTAATCATTTACAAACTTACATTTATGTGTTAGTATAATATTGATTATATTAATCAGAGACATATCATGAAGATTGAAGACATTGTTGAAATGTGGGCCGTCGATACACGTATTGACAGTACTGAATTAGCCTCGGAAAGTTTAAAGATACCTGGATTACATAATAAATATTATCGTATCTTTATTGAAGAAAGGCTTCGTCTTAAAAAGATGGAAGCTGAAATGAAATCGTTAAAACTAGATAAGTATGAATTCTATACATTAGGACCTACAAAAGAATCACAGGAAAAAGGTTGGCAACTTCCTGCTAAAGGTATTATCTTAAAGCAAGATATTCCAATGTACATGGATGCTGATAAAAATATGATTGATATGAATCTTAAAATATCGTATCAAAATGAAAAAGTAGAACTACTAGAAACTATTGTTAAATCTATAAGTAATAGAAATTTTATTATTAAAAATGCAATCGATTGGAATAGATTTGTTATGGGTGGTTAATTGGATTCTGTAGAAATAAGTAGATATGATGAAGTCTACATAAAAATAAAATGTGATCCTGGTATAGCGCAAGAACTAAGTGATTATTTCACATTCTTTGTGCCTGGCTATAAATTTATGCCAGCCTATAAAAGTAAATATTGGGATGGTAAAATTCGTTTATTTAATCCATTAACATGCATTATATATACTGGTCTTATACCATACATAGAAACGTTTTGCAAAGAAAGAAATTATCTTGTAGATTACATAGATGATTTTTCCTGTGAAGAATTTTCTTTAAAAGAAGCTAAAGAATTCATATCTAGAATTAAACCAACAATAGAACCTAGAGACTATCAGCTTGAAGCATTTGTATATGCTGTTAGAAATAGAAGAGCTCTATTACTATCACCAACTGCATCAGGTAAATCATTTATCATCTATCTATTAGCGAGATATTATAATACCCGTACTCTTATTATTGTACCAACTACTTCTTTGGTTAGTCAACTTGCTTCTGATTTTGCCGACTATGGCTTTGAATCTGATAGATATGTACATAGAATCTTCTCAGGACAAGATAAACAAACAGATAAACCAATTGTCATCTCAACGTGGCAATCGATTTACAAACTTGATAAAAAATATTTCGAACAGTTTGATGTGGTCATAGGAGATGAAGCACATTTATTTAAAGCCAATTCTCTTTCTTCTATTATGTCTAAGTTACATCGCTCTCGTTATAGGTTTGGCTTTACAGGTACTCTTGACGGGACTCAAACCCATAGGTTGGTTTTAGAAGGATTATTTGGAGTTGTAAAAAAAGTTACAACTACCGCTGAACTTATAGAACAAAAACATCTTGCAGATTTTAATATTAAAGCTATTGTATTAAAATATTCAGATGATACTAAAAAGTTATTAAAAGATGCATCATATCAAGATGAGATAGATTTTATTGTACGTAATGAATCAAGAAATAGATTTATTAAAAATTTAGCATTATCATTAGATAATGGAAATACCTTATTACTTTTCCAATATGTTGAAAAACATGGAAAAGTTTTATATAATATGATTAAAAATGATGCTGGAGATAGAAAAGTATTTTTTGT